TGATATCTCTGGACCAGATGTCGTAAAATTAATGAACTATGTGAGTGTAAATAGGGATTATGCAAAACTGAAGGTTGGAGGTTCCAGACATACTATTCTGTGTAATGAAAAAGGGCAGATGCTTGCAGATGGTGTCTTGATGAGACTTGAGGAAGATCTATACCGTTCATATTGGCTTGCACCTGTATTGGCTTATTATGTAGAAACACTAGGGTTCAATGTTCAAGGAAAATGGGTGTATGATGAATTCTTTTTACAGATTGATGGACCGCGTTCTCTTGAAATCATGGAGAAGGTTTCTGGAACAAATATTCATGATTTGAAGTTCGCTCAACATAAATTTATTGAAATAAAGGGGATTCCTACATCTATACATCGTCTTGGTATGTCGGGCAGCCTTGCATATGAAATGCATGGTGCAATGAAAGATATCGATACTGTATATAATGCGATTGTAGAAGCAGGCCAAGAATTTGGTATTAAGCGCCTCGGTCTTGTAAATTATTGCAGAAATCATACGCAAGGTGGCTACCCGAACCAGTATATCCATTTTTACTATCCATTCCTTATTAATGGTGAAGGTATGAAACAGTACGTTCTCGATCATATGGGTTATAATGTTCAGTTTGGGCAGTATAAATTCTACGGAAGTGCATCTGATGATATTCAAAATGCTTTTGTTACACCGTTTGATGTAAAATGGGACTATCTGATTAACTACGATCATGACTTTATCGGTAAGGAAGCGCTGTTAAAGTTAAAAGAAAATCCTCCACGTACTGTAGTGACATTAGAGTGGGATGCCGAGGATGTCGCAAAGGTCTTTGCCTCCCAATTGATGGGAAAGGACATTGCCCCTTGGGATGATATCTCTCGTGTCGCAGATGGAGCATTAACTGATCCATTTGTAATTAGCAAAGTTATTAAAGATGGAAGTATGATTGGTGTTGCATCAGGCCGCTTAAGGGATTTTTATCATCAGAAGATGATTTCCCTTGCGTTTATTGACCGGAAATATGCAAATGAAGGTGAAGAACTGAGTGTGCTTTGGGGAACAGATCCTAATACAGCCATGCCAATCAAAGTAACAGTTGCACGTTTTCCTTATTTTAACGAAGAATACAGAAATGAAACTTTTGATGTTGAAAAAATACCACACCCTAATTTTAACAAATAATTTTGTATGCAGATATATCAAGTTTGTCATAAGAAAATAATACAATTACAAGAAGGGACTATAGGGAAATAGCTCCATAAAAAATCAGTACACTTTTAAGTAAGGTACTGATTTTTTATACAAAAAAAGAAAAAAGATGGCTAATCAGTACCATCCTTCCTCAACTACAGTGTATACTGTTACTAAATGAAAAATTCATATTACACTTCATGTTATAATCATTTTTGAAATAGGGCAACGAGCAATCGGCTCCTCCAATTAGTCTTCCTATATAAACGCATCTAGATTTAATTCCCTATAATATAAAATTGTCATTGTTGTAAAAGCTGCAAAATTGAATAACCCGAGTAGAATTGCGATAAATGCTATCACCATACTGAGTTTAAATTTGAATTTCATAGATACAATAAAAAATACTGCAGATGAAATTAATATATAAGCTTCCTGCTTAATATAAGGGATTTCTTCTGGGAAATAGACAATATGTAATGCGGTAAACTTGGTGAGTATATACACTGATGCAAGACTCATGATTAATAATGCAAAATTCAATATAGTAGTAACAATTTTGTATTCTTTTTCGTTCATGGTCAGAAACCTCTTTTTTAATATAATGGTTTGTGTTCATCTGGAAAAGTGCAGGGTTCTATGAGACTGGTATTATTATACAATATTTTGATATATATTACATCATAAATAATCCATAAATACTTGGTTAAGAGGACTAAAAAATTAAGGCATAAGGAAACCCCCTTACAGGTAAATATCCATGAAGGGGGTCATTTTTTATGTCTGTATAACTGTTCCATTCTTGAAGGTGAACCGAATATCCTCTTTATCGTAAACAGTAACGTAGTCCACAAGGCTACTCCACAGCTTCTCATCAAATTCAGTAAGAAGGTTATCTTGCCTGCAAAGGGTGAAGAGGAAGGAACTCATTGTACTGAGCCTTATCTGCTTATCAGTGATTTCTTCTGTAATCCTAGTATGGCGAGCCTTGGCAAGGCCAAAGCGTTCAACCAGTCCGTTGTATCGATTCTGATATTCTTCCTGGTCAAGAGCAAAGTGTGCATTGGATGAGATGGCTTGTTGTATCATCCCTGCTACAACCTCGATTTCCTTTTGCAGTTCATCCTGCTCCTTTTCCAGGGTAGAAGTATCAAAAAGGCTTACTTTTATGGCTTCAAAGTTGGTTATGATTTCATCCTTATCATCTAGAAGTTTATTTGTTGCCTGTATAAATAGCTCCCTAATTAAATCTTCATCCAGATGAGGAGTTTTGCATTTCTCATCTTGATTAAACTTATGGTTACACTGCCAGACCATTCGGCGATACTTACTATTGGAGTGCCATACTTTAGAGCCGTACCAACTTCCACATTCGCCACATTTAATCTTTCCTGCAAATATATGTGTTCCACTATGCCTGTTTTTCCCTGCCTGTCTAGCCTCAAGTTCTCGTTGCACCATGTCAAATACCGCAGGGTCAATAATAGCTTCGTGGTTATTTTCTACATAGTATTGAGGAATTTCTCCCTCATTTATTTTCTTTTCTTTGGTTAGAAAGTCAACAGTATAGCTTTTTTGAAGGAGGGCATCGCCTTTATATTTTTCATTTGTAAGGATACTTCTAACTGTTCCAGCACTCCAGTTTTTCTTTTTAGCTGGGGTAAGAATACCATCGTCTGTTAGTTTCTTAGCAATTCCATAAGGGGTCATGCCTTGCAGGAACATTCCGTATATTCTCTTAATAATTGGAGCTTCTTCTTTATTTAAAACAAGGTTGCCATCTTCACCCCTGTCGTAGCCTAAGAACCTTCTAAAGGGAACTGTGACCTTGCCATCGGCGAATCGCTTTCTTTGTCCCCAGGTAACATTCTCTGAGATGCTACGGCTTTCTTCTTGGGCCAGGGAAGACATAATAGTTATTAGCAACTCACCCTTTGAATCGAGGGTCCAGATATTTTCTTTTTCAAAGTAAATTTCTATTCCTTTTTCTTTAAGCTGCCTTACTGTAGTCAAGCTGTCAACTGTATTTCTAGCAAACCTACTAACTGATTTAGTAACTATTAAATCTATTTTACCATCAAGAGCATCAGCAATCATCCGCTTAAACCCTTCACGATGTTTTGTATTGGTGGCAGAAATACCATCATCGGTGTAGACTTCTACAAACTCCCAATCATCTCTGCTTTTGATGTAGCTAGTATAATAATCAACTTGAGCCTCATAGCTTGTAGCTTGTTCTTCACTGTCGGTAGAAACACGGGCATAAGCAGCAGTTCTTCTTTTTCTTTGCTCATTAATAGGGGTAGATGTAAATCTGCTAATAGTAGCGGGTATGGTTGTTACATTTCTAACTGTCCTTGTCATTTTTATGCCACCTACCTTTATGCCCAACGGCATGGTTATTGCCTTTTTGGTATTCAGCCCAAGCTTCACGTCTTTCTTCAGTCCATGCATCAGTTCTGGCAGTTGATTCCCATTTTTGATGAACTATCTGTCCATCGTAAAAATGAAATATTAATTCATCTTGACCTTTAACTACGATTTTTTCTATTTCTTCTAGGAATATATCTTCATCAAATTCTTCAAGTCCAAGAACCATAGCAGAGTATTTTTCAAGAACCTTTTCTGGTACATCTTTAGCATGGCAGTGGGAGATTCCCTTTTCACTTTTAGTTATGCAAATTCTAATATAATAAATTTCGTTAGGGTCTTTTCTTTGCCTTTTTCCGCTTCGCCTGTAATTCTTACCGCAGTTATCACATTGAATCTTGCTGGTAAAGCAAGTGGTATTTATAGCCTTATTAGCAAATACTCCAAGCTCACGCCTTTTTGCAATTTCAGCTTGAACTTTATCAAAGATTTCTTTTTCAATAATAACAGGGTGGGTATTTTCAGCATAATACATAGGAAGTTCACCTTTGTTTAACTTTGTCTTTTGTGTTATATGATTTTCAACATAAGTTTTTTGAAGGAGGGAGTTCCCAGTATATTTTTCCTGCCTTAGGATGGCCCTTATAGAAGTATTGGAGAAATGTCCACCTGTATAAGATTTGATGCCCATTTCTTTGAGTTGTTTTTCTGTTTGCTCAGCGGAGAGACCATTAAGGAAATTATCAAAAATTAGTTTTATTACTTCAGCTTCCTCTGGAACAATATTAAACTTTTCACCATCCCACCTATATCCATAGATGCAGAAAGAATTTACTATTCCCTTTTGAAATCCTTTACGAATACCCCATTTGACATTTTCACTAATTGAGCGACTTTCCTCTTGAGCAAAAGAGGCTAGAAGGGTTAACATTAGCTCTCCATCATCACTTAGGGAGCTAATATTCTCGCTTTCAAATCGAACTTCAATTCCAAGGTCTTTTAAATATCTTACAGTTTCTAATAAGTCTATGGTGTTACGAGCAAATCTTGAAATTGATTTAGTTATAATAATGTCGATTTTACCTTTTTCACAATCCTCAATCATTCTTTGAAATTCTGGTCTATCATCTGTAGTTCCAGAAATACCTTCATCTGCATAAACTCCTGCGTAGATCCATTCCTTATTTCTTTGGATGAAGGAACTATAGTAACTTACCTGTGCAGACATTGAATGAAAGGTTCGACCTTTTTCCTCTGAAACTCTGGCATAAGCTGCCACCCTTTTTCTTTTTGGTAGGACAGGTAGGGTGGTCTCTATCTTCCTAATTTTCTTCATTTAATCACTTCCTTTCCTTACTATACATCACTTATAAAGCCCATAAAGTCAAGGTAATGTAGAGATTAAAGGAGCTAATTTAGGTTGATATTTTTCAAGCATTTCTTCTTTAAATTGGTCATATTCACTAATTGTAATTAGACCTTTTTCTAGCATAGACTTGGCTATAGCCATAGTGATTCCATAATCCTTTTCAGTATTAAACATTTCTTCACTCATGAATATCACCTCCAAATCTATGGTTGATATAGCAGGAGTGGGAGCAGTATTTTCTTTTGGAATTGCCGTATGCGGTAAAAGGCTCGCCACAGTAGGTACATATAAAGGAATAAATGGCTTTTCTATTTACAAACTCTGGATGGGTATTCCACCATTTAACACGGCATTTGTCACTACAAAACTTTAATGGTTTTTTACCAAGATTTTGATTTAATTCCTTCCCACATTCTTTACAAAATGTTTTATTAATTTGTTTGCTTTCTTTGCCAATATGACCACCTAAATTATTTCTTCTACAGAAAGATTTAATAGTATTTAATGAAATGCCTAGAGCATCGGCAATTTTTGAATAACTAATACCTTGGTTTCTTAGTTCTATAATTTGTTGTTTTTGTAATTCATTCATGGTTTACCTCCCTCTGAGGGGCAAAAGAAAAACCCCTCACTATCTAAAGGACAGTGAGGGAAGAAATCCGTAGTAAAATTTAATTATTCAATTTTAATAAAAGCATCAGTAAAACCAGCTGCCTTAACTTTTTTGAGCATTGCATCTGCATTAGCTTTTACAGAATAAGCACCTACTTGAACTCTATATAATTTATTAGTGGTTTGAGGTGGGGTAGGGGAGAGTGGGGGAGAGGTGAGAGCCTTCTTTACATCTGCTCTAAAGGTATCCATGCTTTTCTGATGCTTTAGAAACCAGTTCCTAGGATCACCATGATTACTGGCTATTCCTAATTTATAACCCTCATAATGACCAATAATATTTTTTTCACTAAGATTATAAGTTTTACATAGGTAAACGCAAAGTTCCACAGCTTCTTTATAAACTTTATTAAAATAATTAGCATTACTTAAATTATCTTCACAGATTTCAAAGCCTATATGAGTATCATTTGCTTTTCCACCAGCATGCCAACCCCTATGATTCCAGGGTAGTGTTTGATAAGTAGCAATAGACCCATCAGCAAGCTTTCCTATGAAAGCATGAACACAAACTTGTTTGCCATCTGGGCGGGGTTGATTCCAATGGTTGTTATATTGATTTTTCCCAAGGAGTCCATCATCTGGACCTACATATCTTTTAAGGTTAGGGTTATTAGCACCAGTGGAGTGGACCATAATTCCTTTAGGAACTATGGTTTTTCCAGCTTTATAGCATTCATTATTTACAAGTATCAATTTCTGTAAATTCATTATTCATCACCATCTTTTAATTGAATCAATACATCCTGCAACTTTTCAGGAATAGGCAGTCCAATATTTGCAGAGTTTTCCAAGATACTAATACCTTCATTTGATATATAGAAAAAGATTACTGCAGTTCTTATTGCCCCACCATTTTTTATTAAATATGCATCTATGGTATGTCCTATGGCTACCATTAAAAATATCATTACTTTTTTAAATATTCCCTTGAATCCAATTTCACTCGAAACTTCCTTTTTAATTATTGCAAGCATTACACCTGTTAAATAGTCAATAACCACAAAGGCTATAAGGGCATATAAAAAGCTATCGTGTCCACCTAGTACATAGCCTAAGTATCCTCCGATAGCTGTAAAAACTACTTTTATGAAATTTAATATATCTTTCATTTTAAAACCTCCTATTCATAAGTTCTACTGCTTGTTTTTGGTTCTTTAGTTATCTGGTTAATATAATCTACCAATCTTCCTTTGGTAGCAGTACCACCACTATCAACTGTAAAGTCTGTATAAAAGCCTTGTTTTCCAAACTTATGATTTATTTCAGTTATAAGTCCTAATTCTTCAGAACCATCTTCAGATATTATTACAGCTTCATCACCTATTAGAAGATAGGGTTTAAATGGGCCTGTAAAAGTTTCTATTTTTCCTATATTAGAAAGTCTGCTAGTCAATTCGTTAGCATAATCAGTGGCATCAGTAATTGATGTTCCTTCAGGCACTTCAATATAAAGGGTCTTTTTACTTTTTAGGTTCCATCCAATATAGCCAATTACATCTTTAAATATCTTTATATTAAAGTCCTTGTCATGAACACACACATTTCTATAAGAGCCCATATCATCCCTTGTAATTTCCCTAGAAAATATGTCTTTATCTCTATAAAATTCAAACCTATCTCTTCTTGTAAAGGCAGCATAACTTGGATTTCCAATTACTATAGTGCCATCAGTTAATTCTTCAATTTTCCAGTTTAAAGTTGCTTTAAATATCTCTTCAAGACCTGATAATAAATCCATATTAGGTTGAAATGAAAATCCTGATTTAACTCCTGTATTTTCGATTAATATTTTATATGGATTAACATTGGCATCCAATAATATGTTTTTAATTACTTCAGTAAGTGTTTCAAAACTAAAAATATTATCATTACCAAAGCTTTGGTCTTTCAATGCTTTACCTATTAAATTTCTCCCATCTACTCCTACGTTTTCAGATAGGATAGAATAGGAACTTCTATCTACATAAAATGAGCCCATTTCATATTCTTCACTATCTCCCATTTGCAGCTTAAATACAATTTTAGAGCCAGGATGGAGGTGAGAAAAGTCCTCAGATATTAATATGTTTTCTCCTTTATATTCTGGATTTGTATTTTTGGGGTTTTCAAGATTTAAGTTAAAAGTAACAATGGGGGAAGAGGTACTATATTTTATTGACCCCGAATTTAAATAAGGGCTTATATCAATTTGCATTTCATAGATAATTAATTTATGGGTATCATCTGTTTTATAGCAACCAAATGCACCAAATTCAGATATTGAGGATAATTCTAGATTTTCCATATTCCTATCAATTTCTATTTTTATTTCTTCTTCAAAGATTCTTTCGTCCCATTCACCCAAGGGTGTGTCAGTAATCCTTCCAAATAATTCTCCATTTTTTAAGAAAAATACTTGTGCCTCATTGTCAAAAAAATGAAGAACATCTGGAAATTTACCGTTTGATAGTTCCTGAAATTCAGTAAAATCAAGTTTCACTTTATACACCTTCTCCAAACTGTATTTCCATTGTTACATCGAGAACATAATCTTCAGTTTTGGGGATATATGGGACTGTATAATCTGCTGTTATTATTGCCCCTTCTGGGGGTGGTGTATTAAAAGTTATTTTTCCCTTTTCACCTTTTATTGCAATTAATCGTATATTATTTCCAACCCACCCACCATTAAATTTTAAATACTCAAAAGGTTCTTCTATGAGGACTTCAAATTCAGCAGCAGATCTAGATGAAAAATATTTCAATTGAGCGTAATCTA